CAAGAAAATTTAAAGTTAGTTTTTCTAATCCATAATTCAATGGACCAGATTTTTGCCAATTTATAAATGTGCCTTGTTTGCTAGTGAATGCAAATATTTTTGTTGCTTTAGAAAAAAGTAAAGATAAATTATTGTTAACGTCAACATTACCAGTCGCTGTATGTATCAGTATATCGTATGTTGGGAGATTACGTATGCAGTTTCTGTTTGTTACATCTAGCATATCTTTGCCATAGTAATCGCCGGCGATGTACTGCTTTAAACTGTTTGCTAAAAATCCGTTACCACCTGTAATCAGAACTTTCATTACACAATCATCTCAACATCGTTGGCATAATTTGTAAAGCCGTTTTCTTTAACAACTTTAAGTACAGAATTTACTCTGCTTACCAATTCGTCTTTGTGGGAAATTAAGAAAATATTTTTGTTTTGTGTTCTACTCATATCTTTAAGCACAGCCATGGAACTTTCAACACCTGATATATCCATACCAGCATCTACAAGTTCGTCTATAAACAACAAGTTGATCTGTTGATACAGACTTTCCCAAACATCTCTGAATGCCCAACTTAAACTTAATATTAGTCTGTTTCTTTCACCTCTACTTAAATTGTCAAAGTCTAATTCTCTGCCTAGCTCTTCGATACGCACACTTAGGTCTGATTGGAAAGTTACTGAGTGCGGAAGTTTTACTTTGCCCAAGAAGTGTGCTAATCTTTGATTCAAGTAGGTTAAGTTTTGTTCAATAATTCTTGTTCTTATAAATGAATCTTTTGCTGTTAGCAGTTTGTATAAAAACTCTTGGTGCCTGTGCAAATCTTCCATCTCGTTGGCCTTTTCAAAACTAACTTCTTGTATTGCAGTTTTTTTAAGTTCTTCGACTTGTTCTGCATAAGGATCATGTTTTGCTTCATTTTGTTCTAGCTGTCTTTTTAGATCCTTTAAGGATCCTTTATGATTATATGCTTCGTCCATGGAGTCATAATATGTGTCTGGAGTATTGCCTAAATCACCTATTTCATCTATGTCGTGTTGTATTTTTGCAAGATTACTTTCTAATTTTTCAACATCTATTTTACCTTCGGATAGTGTTGCTTTAAGTTTGTCTACAAGATGTGTGTGCTTGTCGTCTAGTAATTCTTGCTCACATGTCGGACATTTTTGTTGTGCCGCATATTCTAAATCACCCTCAGTTTTTTCAACTGTGCTTTTTGCTTTAGTAAAAGAATCCTCATGATATGCTTTTTCTTTTTGTAAACTTCTTAATGCAGTTTGCATTTCACTATGTTTTTGCAGACGTTTGTGTGCATCCAGTTCCGCTTTGATATCTACTTTTTCCAGTTCTGTTATTGCTTCTGCAAAACTGTTAGCATCTTGTTCTTTTTGTGTTTGCCATGCACTAGATCTTATTTTTAAACTTTCAATTGATTCTTTAATTTTTTCATTGGATGCAACTCTTGTATCTAGCAATAGTTTTTCTTCAGTTAGTATTTGTTTGGTTGCTTTTTGTTTTTCTTTTAATAAATCTGCTTTAGCTGATAGTAGTGTTATACCAAGTAGCTGTTCGATAATTTCTCTTTGTTCTGCTTGTTTGGTTGATAAAAACGGTTGTGTATAAGTGTTCAATGCAATTATATTTTTAAACATAGCATGAGTCATACCCATCAGTCTGTTTATTTCTAATTGTGTTTCTCTGTTTTCACCCTGTGCTTCATTTGATTCTAAGTTTTGCTCAATGTCATTTGCATAGAATTTAAATATCTGAGGTTTTCTTCCTCTTTCAATAGTGTACTCGATATTGTTCTTTATAAACTTGACACTTGTGATCATGCCCTTTTCGTTAGTTTTGTTAACAAGATTATCTCTTCTAATATTTGTTAGGGCTTCTCCAAAGAACACATATGATAGTGCATTGATAATAGTAGTTTTACCTGTACCGTTCCTAGCACCTGCATCATCACCACCTAGGTCCATGTTCTCACCAATAACAAGCACTAGGCTTTTGTCGGCGAAGTTAATTGCTTGGACCTGATTGCCCACGCTCATGAAGTTCTTAACTGTTAGTTCTTTAATTGTTAACATCTAAATCATTGTAAATTGCTGTGAGTATATTTTTGTCGTAAGTTTCTGAATCAACACCTTGTAATTGTTTGATAACAATTTGATCCACACTGTCAAACTTTTGCACCTTAACAAGTGGTTGTTGTGCTTGATCAATTTGTTCTGGTATTAGTTGTAGTTCTCTTAAATTGTATTTGTCTATAAAAGTTTCCCTGATAAAGTTTGCCTCTTCATATGATATTTTTACATCAAGTGTAACCCTCACATACATTTTAGGTTTTAAATATTTTTCTGGATCTTCTAATAGCTCACTTATTTTGATAGTGATATATCTTGGCATATCAGGCCAATTAATATATTTAGGTTTTCCACCCATTTCTATAATCATCATGCCTCGATCATCGTCCCAAGCATCTGCGTAATTGTGCGGAAATGCATTACCCATATACGTTACATTTTTCATCTGTTGTCTTTTATGGAAGTGTCCGGAGAACACTTGTTCACAGCCTGCAAAATGATCAGTTTGTATTCCGCCAACATCTGGCATGTCTACCATAGCATTCATTTTAAAGTATGGCAGTTCGAAATGTCCAAACACATATTGTTGTTTCATTTTTTGAATTTTTTTATATTCGTCTCCCACTATCCACGGAATAATTGCAACATCATCTTCAACAATCCATTCATTAACAAGATGTATGTTTGGTATGTTTCTTATAAACTCCATAGAATTAATTTCTCTTTTTTCTCTGTAGAATAAATCGTGATTGCCCATGATAACATAAACCTTCTCAAACGCCGCACCTAGTTTTTCCATGTTAGACACTGTATAGTTCATTGTGGAAACATTGGTTGAAGATCTATGATGATGCCAATCACCTAGGAATATGCAAGTTTCACAGCCTTCTGCTTTGGCTTGTTCTATAAACCATTTTACAAAATCTTCACAGTCGTCGTTGTGTATTCTAGAATTACCCTTCATGCCGAAGTGTATGTCTGTAAAACAAGCAACTTTTTTAAAGAATGCCATTTATACTACCATCTCTTTTTTACAATTGGTTGGTGATTGGTCATGTCAACTTTTTTAGATTTAACTCCTTCGAAGTCTTTTGATTCAATCTTGCCTTTTTTCTTTAATGCTCTATTCAATTTTGCAATACCAGTTTTATTAACCTGCATAACATCACCATGTACAGTCTTCATTCTTTTTATGTGTGCAGGTGATTTTGCATCATTCTCATTTTGTCTAGTAAACGAAGGCATCATGTTATTAACTTCTAACAGGTCGTCTCTGATTGCTTGATTTTTCTTTTCTATGTTTAGTATTCTTGTAAAACTATTTGTAATAGCCGCTGTGTAATATGCAAACGGATTGTCTGATTTTGACTCATCGAATTGCAAACCAATTTGTGATAGTTGCATCAGTGCTTGTGACTGCATCTCATCATTGTATGTGTAACCTCTCCAATTGGATCTTGTTCCATACCGTTCACACAATTTCATATACATCATTGCTAAACTATTGGTCATCTTGCCATGAGTACAACTAAAGTTTCCGTTGTCCATGCCGCCTACCCAATGTGATTTTCCTACGCATTGTGGAGTACCTTTGATATCAAGCCTATAATGTTGAAATGGTGGAAAGTTTACTTTTGTGTGATGATCTGCAACTGTTTTTTTATTCTTTTTTCTTAGGTCATCTAGTGGTACATGATCAAACATCATTACCCTAAACACAAGATCTGTCTTTTCGATCTTCCTAGGCGACAATGTGTAGTCTGAAAGTTTAATCTTTTTAAGTCCTGCCTCTTTGGCTTGTTCCCATGCTACCTGTGTTAATCTCTTTGCTTTGGCTTTTCTAGCCTGTGCCACAGCACTAGCATTTAGTTTCTTTAAACTAGGCACTATTAAATCAAACTGCGAATCATCATCACCGACATATGAGCAGTAGGTATTTTTACTGGCATGTATTTGGGCCAACAAATCTCTGTTATTTAGGTACTTTACTCTTTTCATAATTCTCCAATATTGTTAGTGTAAAAGTGACCACAAACAGGTCTGTTGTTATCGTGCCGTATGGGTAATTAAATGCGCCTATTATTGTGCCTATAAATATAGTTTATAGTATACAAAATTATGAAAAGGAAAGCAACCATTTAGTATGTCAATTAATATACCACAAAAGCCGTCACTAGGTAAAACTATCAAAAACTTAGGATCGGGATTTATCAACAAGACATGGGCACGACTAACGGGTGCTGGATTGGGTGATAATAGTCGTATACAGTCGGCTAAAGCAAAATGGTCTGGCAGAGGATCTACTAGAGATTGGAGGGTTAGATTACAATTACCAGATCAGTCAGCATTCAGACATTTGTTAGAGAACAACGAGATACTAGCACCACTAGAGGAATCAAATGGTGTGTTTTGGCCAATAACACCTGCAGTAATTGTACAGAACTCGGCAAACTATAATGCACTAGCACAAACACACAACAACTATCCTTTTCAAGCATATCAAAATTCACAAGTGGACACGATTAGTATAGTGGGAGAATTTCCAGTGCAAAATGCTGAGGATGCCAAACATTGGATAGCCACAGTAAAATTTTTAAGAACAATGAGCAAAATGGCTTTTGGTGACAGCAAAGAAAAAGGCTCACCACCACCTATTATGCATTTCTCAGGATACGGAGATCATGTTTACAACAAAGTTCCAGTAGTAATAAATCAATTCAGTGTTGAACTAAGACCTGGCATTGATTACATTTCTACAAAACAGCACGAAGTTTTAAGTTTAGGCAGTGGAGGAGTTGAAGGCGAAGATGGTGATAGATTCAATGCAGATGCAGACATGGCGGCCGATGCCTCATGGGCACCAACAATATCAACAATTTCTTGTATGGTAACTCCAGTTTACAGCAGAGATACAATTAAAAACTTTTCATTGAGAAAATTTGCCGATGGATCTCTAGACACAGAAAGAGGAATAGGTTTAGTATAATGGCTGATTATTCAAACACATCACCATATTATGCTACTCCACAAAATAATATCAATCTAGGAATGTTTGTGCCAAGATCAATAACAGCAGAACTAGATGATCAAACATATACCATAGAAAGAACCTATGCGTATAGACCAGATTTGTTAGCATATGATCTTTATGGCACTCCACGACTATGGTGGGTATTCGCACAACGTAACCCAGATCAAATTGAAGATCCGATATATGATTTCAAACCTGGAGTAACAATTCAATTACCTAAGGCGAATAATATTTCTAGTGATTTAGGAGTATAGAATGGGTAAATTTTCAGATTATTATCAACGAGCCAAAACCGATATAACAAAAAGAGCATCTAAAGAAGTTAACAATTTTATTACAAAAAACATTCATGATGTAAAGAATAAGATCGGGGAAAAAGTTAATGACATTACAGGACTGAACTATAATGACTGGGACGGTGTTGATGTAGCATCTTTTGGTGTAGTAAAAGAAGAAGTAACATCGACAGACAATGAATCCGGCTTACACACAAATAGCTTACACAAATTTGCCACCCACAACTATATTCTTACATTAAGCGGTATCTCTGAAGTAGAAATGAAAACTCATGCATTCTTAGATAATCCTGTGCATGATATTATTGCAAGATCTGGAGGTATAGGAAATCCGCAGGTTAGCAATGGCAAATTTAAACAATATAACGATAAACTTAAAAAAGAAGAAGACTTTTATGGATCAGCTGAAGGAAAGAATTTTGGTGTAGGAAATAAAACAACCAACGACACATACGATCCAACTAATTCTGTCAAAATTTTAAATGACGGATTAGACCTGTTTTTAGAGGATCTTAATCTATTAAGCACTGTTGGACCAAACGCAGAGAGAGGACTAGCAAATTTAAATAAATTGAACTTTACTGTTGTTGAGCCATTCGGGGTATCATTGGTAGAAAAAGTAAAAGCGGCAACATTCGTAAACGGATATAGGGATTTTATGGATGCACCGTTACTGCTAACAATACAGTTTAAAGGCACAGATGAGAATGGAAAACAAATAACTGCCGAGGAAAAAAATTTTGAGAGAAAAATTCCAATACTTATTGTGAGAGTTGAGTTTGAGTTGGATCAAGCAGGAACAAAATATCAGTGTGTAGCAGTACCACATGGAGATTTGGGCCATGATGATAGATTTAAATTTCCTAAGACTCAAATAACAACCACTGTAAGCAGTGTAGGTGAATGGATAAAAGAGGTTACAAAACAACTAGACCAAGACCAAGACCTTGAAATAAGTGAGGGAGTGAGAACATATAAAGATCAATATGAATTTATAGTATCTAATGAAGTTGCAGACCAAGCCAAGTATGCTAAAACTTTAAGTTCAACCATGGCAGAATCTAATGCAAGTCTTTTTACAAAATTTTGGAACAGCTATGTAGCTGGGGAAAAAACTAAAATTGATACAGCACCTGTTATCAAACTAGCAGATGCACAAGTGGACGGACAAACAAGCCTGATAAAATATTTTGAAGATGCTATTAGAACAGGCGAAGGGTATTCTGCTATTGCAGATAGGTTTTGGCAGTATTGGCACATGCAAATGACAGGGTCTACTTCTAGCCCCACAACAGTTGGCCCGGCCAAAGATTCAGTAGATACTGGAAAAGTCTTAACAGATTTTTATAACAGTGATCAATTTACTGCAAAAGCAAAAGACAACCAGTGGATTCCTTGGTTTGAAATTAAAGTAAGTGTAGAAACTCCGAACCCCGAGTTAATTGACCCTGTACGAAAAGTAAGTCCAAAGAGAATAATATTTAAAGCAATACCAAAAAGGCTACACTGTTTGAAATTTTTTCCACCTGGCGTTAGTTTAGGATTTATGGATTGGTCAAAATGGGTTAGAAAAAAATACGATTATATATACACCGGTGATAATGTGGATATACAAAATTTAAGAATCGATTATAAGGTTGCTTACTATTTGAGAAACGTGAGACCATTTAAAGACGAGTATAAAGCAAAAGGAACGTATGACAAATTTGAAGAAAATCTTATAAAGGCATTTGGAAGTGGGGATTCTGATATTAGAATTGAACCAAGCAATATATCAGGGACAAGCTCAATGAACTCAAATTCAAATAAATCACAACAGTTCTATGATTACATAACAAATCCACAAGTGGATATGATTAAAATAGAATTAGAGATATTAGGAGATCCAGCATTTATTTGTCAGGATCAATTTATTAACATACACCAAGACAGATCAAAAAAAGCAAAAGGAATCGGTCCCGGAGTAATTAGTAAGACATACGGCAGTTTCAACTCAGAAAATTTTCAACCAATGATTGAGCTAAATTTTGTAAGACCGCCCGATGATATAAATGATGTTAAAGGAACATATGGTCATATGAAATTTACCGGAAATAAAAAAGATAATACCTATTCCGGAATATACCAAGTAACCAAAGTAGATTCAAAATTTAATCAAGGAGCATTCACACAGACGTTGTATTGTGTTAGATTAAATCAGCAACAAGGAGGCTCTATTGGCAAGATTGTAAATAGTATCATTAATAAAGATGTAACATCACAAGCTGAAAGTGTAAAGACAGAAGGGTGGAACCATATGGATGATTATTACAGCAAAACAGGCAATGAAGAAATCTATGGAATTGTTAAAAAAAATCCTAGGCTTTCCGAAGAGGCAAACAAATTAATGAATAATCTAGGTAAAAAAGACTTTATAACAGGCGGCATTAATAAATGGAAAAAGGATTAATTTAGATGGGTTATAAAATATCAAGCGGATTTGCAGACACAAGTGACAATCAAAAAGACTTTAATCAAAAAGGTATGCAAAAAGATTCAGGCCCGTTTATTGCAGTTGTTAAGAACACAGTGGATCCTCTTAGAATGGGAAGACTAGGAGTAGTAGTTCCTGAACTATCCAGAACAGATGGACACCAAATTAATGCAGAACAGGTAATATGGTGTCAGTACTTGTCACCGTTTTATGGTGCAAAGCCTTTCAAAGCAAACACAATGGACGGCGACGCAGGGCCACAACAACGGTCATATGGTATGTGGGCTATTCCACCTGATGTGGACACTAACGTATTAATAATATTTGCCAAAGGTGAAAAAGGACAAGAAAACGCATTTTGGTTAGGCTGTATACAAGAACCTTTAACAAATCAACAAGTACCTGGTATGGGGTCATCAGAAAACACATACAACAATACAAATTCTATTAGTGGCAGAGAACGAGGCATAGCCGCAAAATCCGGACAGAAAGTAAAAAATTACGGCACAAATTTTTTACCGGTAGAAGAAAAAAATAAAAAAGTATACGGACAAGGTGAATCAATCGAAGGTATATCTAATTGGAAGTACCCAGTTAATGATGTGTTAGCTGAACAACTGTTTGCAGAAGGATTAATTAAAGACGATATTAGAGGTACAACATCAACAAGTGCAAGAAGAGAAACACCCAGTCAAGTGTTTGGTTGGAATACACCAGGCGGAATAAGTCAAAACTCTCGAGAATTAAACATTGGTATAAACAATACACCTTTACAAGTAGACAGAGATCTTGGACATTGTTTTGTTTTAGATGACGGAGACGAAAAAGGTCAAAATAGACTTGCAAGAATTAGAACATCATCGGGACACCAATTGTTAATGCACGATACAGACGGTGTTGTGTATCTTGCAAATGGTTCAGGGAAAGCATATATAGAAATGTCCAAAGACGGAACAATAAGCATATTTTCCGCGGCAGGTATTAACATAAGATCTGGAGGTGACTTTAACCTACACTCAGACAGAGATATTAACTTCCATGCCAAGCAGAGAATTAGAATGGTTGCTGATATAAACATTGCCAACAGTGCACCACAATTATACAACATGGGTAAGTATGGAATTTTTAATGCTTCACAAGAGTCTGCAATACAAAGTTATGCCAAAGGTAGCATAATGTCACACGCTGACGGTTCACAACTGCACAGTGCTGGTGGACGTATGGATCTGAAAGGTAAAAGGATTGATTTAAACTCAGGAGGTAAATCTGCACCGTCATATGGTTGCAGTTGGTTAACACCCGAGCATGAGAACGTGGCAATTATTGTTACAGATGGCAAAGACATAGATGTAGAAAAACCAATCAAAGAAGGTGGTGATCCAAACACGCTAGATGTTAAAACAACAGTGTCGGACTTTGTGACACACGAGCCATACGCAAGACAAAGCAGTCAAGCACGTAAGAAAAAATATGTTAGCCAGATAATAGAAGAAATTAAAAAAAGTAATCCAGACATGTCGTCAGCAAAATTAAAAGAAATAAAAGAAACATTAATGGCAAACAAAACAGTAGCCGGAGTATCAGATCAGGTTAAAAAACTTGTGGCATTAAATGACGACGTAACCTTAAAAGTTGAACAAATAACCGGAATAGTCGATACAGCAAAAAATCTTGAAAATATAATCAAACAAGAAGCATTAGGATTTGTGCAAGGTATGTTATCAGGCAACATATCTGAAAGTGTGGCCCAAATAAAACAATATGCCACTATTGCAGAAAACTTCTTTTTAGGATCTAAAACTGGACCAGCCGGTATGTACAGAAATCCATCAGGAATATCCACAGCATTTAAAAGTGCAGGCGAATTCCTTACTAAATTAAAATTTTGGTAGAATAAATATTACAAATGGCATACAATTCAAATTCATCAAATAGTACAGGCGGCGGGTCAGTCACGTTCAAAGGTTTTTCATCTCGAGCAGAGCAGAAAAATTTTAAACTGTACGATTTTGAAGTAGCCAAACAGGATCTAATTAATAGATTGTCAGTGCGTAAGGGAGAACGTGTTGAAAATCCGGAGTTTGGAACAATAATTTACGATGCTATATTTGAACCGTTCACAGAAGCACTTAAACAAGCAATACTTGAAGATGTAACTGCAAACTTAAATGGTGATCCGCGTATATCAACCAATGAAATAACAGTTAGAGAAGCAGATAAAGGCATAGCAATAGAGGCTTCAATAACATATGTTCCGCTAAACATCACTGAAAAAATGTCATTTAACTTTGATGAAAACTCCCTGTTGCGCCTATCTTAAAGTACGCACTTAATATATCCTATAAATACCATTGTTAATATTAATAAAAAACAATGGCCACTACAGACAGACAAAATAGATTATTAGTTGCAGAGGATTGGAGAAAAATTTACCAATCTTTCCAACAAGCAGACTTTAAATCCTACGATTTTGAAACACTTCGTAGAACAATGGTCAATTACCTAAAGGAAAATTATCCGGACGATTTCAATGACTTTGTTGAAAGCTCTGAGTATGTGGCACTTTTAGATTTAATTGCCTACATAGCACAGGCACTATCATTCAGAGTTGATCTAAATGCTAGAGAAAACTTTTTAGAAACAGCAGAAAGAAGAAATTCAATTTTAAGATTAGCAAGACTGATCAACTACAATGCAAAAAGAAATCAACCAGCAACTGGGCTATTGAAAGTAAATGCAATATCCACAACACAAGATGTAAGAGATTCATCTGGAGCAAATGTTTCCAATCAAACAGTTATTTGGAATGATTCTGCAAATTCAAATTATAGAGAACAATTTACAGCAATACTGAATGCGGCCAATCAAACAGGACAGCTATTCGGAAATCCAAGAGAGTCAAACAAGATTGGAGGCATTGACACAGATGTCTATACATTAAGTTCGAATCAATCAGACTTGCCAATGTTTAACTTCACCTCAAGTGTAGGCGGAGTAAACAGAGATTTTGAAATAGTGCCGTCAACACTAGAAGACTCAGAATCTATATACGAATCGAGACCAATAGAAGGCACAGGACTTACCTATACATATAGATCAGACGGTTCCGGAGACAGTTCCAACAACACAGGATTTTTCTTTTTGTTTAAACAAGGAAAAATGCAACAAGAGACTTTCATAATTGACTCAGCAATCACAAATTATATTCAATCGTTGACTACTCCAAATATTAATAATAATGATGTTTGGTTGTATCAACTAGATCAATTTGGACAGATAACAAGAGAATGGACAAAGGTGCCATCATTATCAGGAAATAATGCAATTTATAATTCTTTAGCTAAATCAGAAAGAAACACTTATAATGTTGTTACAAAAGCTAATGACACAGTTGATTTAGTGTTTGGCGATGGAAACTTTTCTAATCTACCATTAGGGTCGTTCAAAATATATTATAGAACTAGTGATAATGCCAAGTATGCTATTCAACCAGCAGATATGCAAAATGTAATACTTGCAGTACCTTATGTGGATGCTAACGGTGGACAACAAACATTAAGCATAACATTAAGTTTACAAGCATCAGTTTACAACAGTGCCGCAACAGAATCAAACGCTTCGATTAAAGAAAAAGCCGGACAGGTTTATTATTCACAGAACAGAATGATTACTGCTGAAGACTATCAAGTTGTGCCTTTATCTGCATCACAAGAAATAGTTAAAGTTAAATCCACAAACAGATCTGCATCAGGCATTTCGAGAGCAAAAGAGATACTAGATCCAACAGGCGCTTATTCGAATGTAAGTGTGTTTGCTGAAGACGGAATATTATACAGAGAAGAATCGACACAAAAATTTACATTTACATTCAATAACAGAAGTAATATACAATCTACACTAGATGCAAAAGTAGAAGCAAAATTAAAAACAGCATATGCAAGACAGTTTTACTATTTGAAATATGGAACAAAAGATGTAAGCACACTATCAGCTTCATGGAATTCAACAACAACGTCAACAAACACCAACACTGGATATATTGAAGCCGGAGGTCCTTTGGTGCTAGGTGACTTTGCCACATCAAACTTAAAATATGCTAAACCAGGAGCATTGGTTAAATTCACATCACCGGACACAAGAAAATTTTTAAATGGTGTGCTAGTTACATCCACTACCGAAAACAGCCAAGATAGATCTTGGGCAAAAATTGGTGCTGTTGTTGGCGACGGTGCTAATGGCGGAATAGGAAATTTAGAGTCAGGGTTAGGTCCAGTAACATTAAACGATGTGTTACCAAACGGAGCAGTTATTGACTCCGTAATACCAAACTTTACAACAGCATTTTCAATAGAATTAGAAACAGACATTATTGACAGAATTGAAGCATTCGAAGAGTTTGGATTGAGATATGATTGGGATTCAGAAACTTGGAAAGTTATTACATCAACAAACCTAAGTGCAAGTAGCATATTCGGTCTAACAGATCAAGGATCTACAACAGGCACAAATGCAGATGCTAGTTGGTGGTTTAAGTTTACAAACGACGGAAACACTTACACAGTAACATACAGAAAATTAGATTACCTATTTGAATCTGAATCACAGAATAAATTTCATTTTGATGCACAAGAAAAAATTTACGATTATAAATTAGGGACAAGTGTTAAGGATACGATAAAAGTATTAAAAACAAACTCTCTTGTTTCTACAAGTAATTCAATTGGTTATCCAATAGTATGGCAGGTTGTGGACACAGTGACTGAAACAGACGGTTTTCAAGATAACAGAAAAGTAAAAGTAGGATTTTACGATAATGACGATGACGGCGTTGTAGACAATCCAGAAATATTTGATATCATTGTTGAACCAGATTTAAGTGTTACTACAAAATTTGTATTCCAAGAGAAGTACATATCATACAATAACATAGAAAGATTTAAACCTTGTTCATCATCAAAATTCATAGTATCAAAAAATGAAACAGACATTACTTTAAATTCATCAACATACACAGATGGACAGTTATTTTATTTTTATGACTCGGCAGAAGATGTTATTAAAAAATACAGTACAACAACAAACACATTATCAACGTCAACAGATTACCTAGCAAGAAGAGGAAGAAGCAGTATAAACTTCCAATACAAACACAATGCAGGACAAAGTACTAGAATTGATCCAAGTGTGTCTAACATTGTTGACATCTACATGCTAGAAAGAACTTATGATAATCTTTACAGGATATGGTTACAAGACGGCGGAGTATTGCCAACGCCATCGACATCAAATCAATTGAGAATAAACTATTCAGGTACGCTAAACCCATTAAAATCATTAGCAGATCAAATAATATATCATCCAGTAAAATACAAAATATTATTCGGCACAAACGCAGACGAAAATTTACAAGCCACTTTCAAAGTTGTAAAAAATTCAAAAACAAATGTAACAGATGCAGTTGTTAAAACAAGAGTTATTGCCGCAATCAATCAATTCTTTGCACTAGATAACTGGGATTTTGGTGATACTTTTTACTTTACAGAATTAGCCGCTTTCATACACAATGCACTAGCACCAGACGTGCTTACAGCAGTAATTGTACCCAACCAGTCAGGACAGGGGTTTGGGTCTCTGTTCCAAATCGATTCAGCATCAGACGAAATTTTCATCAGTGGGGCCACCGTTAATGATGTTTCAATTATTACAGCACTAGGAGCCAACCAATTGTCAGCTTCAGGTACTGTTGTAACAAACACATCAACATCCACAGCAAGTACCACAACAGGATCAGCAGTGTCAGGCTCTACTACAACAGGTTCCAGTTCATCAACTGGCAGTAGTGGGGCTGGATACTAATGGCAGACAGAGAAATCAACGCACTAACTAACAGCGAAGTTGTTAAGCAAGGTAAGAATGAATACAGAAGAACCGTACAACACTTGCCAGCATTTTATAGAACAGATGCCAATCAAAGATTTTTATCAAGTACACTAGATCCACTAGTACAAAAAGGATCGTTAGAAAGATTAGATGGCTTTGTGGGTAGACAAGACGCCAAAACAAGAAAAAACATAGACAGATATGTGTCAGCGACTTCTAGAGATAGAATGGCCTATCAGTTAGAGCCTGCTGTAACTTACACAGACAGAGACACAACATCATTGAACCCAGAAGATCAAGTCAAATTTACAGGAACATATGATGACTATATAAACCAAATTAAATTTTTAGGCGGTAATGTGGACAATCATGATAGACTGTCCAAAGAAACTGTATACTCCTGGAATCCAGCAATTGACTACGACAAATTAATTAATTACAGAGAATACTATTGGATGCCAAATGGACCTAGTGCGATATCATTAGATTCTGTGGGGCCTAACACAGTTGCAGAATACTCCGTAAAAAATTTAGCAACAGGTGCCTATAATTTTACACACAGAGAAAATGAAAATAATCCTATACTATCTTTATATAGGGGCAACACTTACAAATTTAATGTGGATGCAAAAGGACACCCGTTATGGATTATGACAGAACCATACAAAAACAAAGTTGGTGCAGACGGATCGACATCCACAATTTATTCCACAGGCGTAACAAATAACGGAACAGATTATGGAACAGTAACATTTACAGTACCAGCAACTGGGCCTTCGACGTTGTACTATCAATGTGGAAATCATGATGCTATGTATGGTATATTACAGATTAAAAATGTTACATCAACAGCAAAAATAAAACCTCAAGATGATATTGTGGGTGTAAAAAATTACAGTTTAAGAACATTAGATCTATCAAATGGAATGAAAATAAAATTTGATGACGGTATAGTTGACGCAGAATATAAAGGCAAACAGTACTATGTAGAAGGCGTTGGAGAGTCAATAACACTTACTGACATAGATGATTTAATTACTCCTGGACCATATGCTGAGGAGTCAACAATACTTTATGATTCGGTCGGTTACGATACAAGACCGTACGCTAAATCATCTTACACACCAAAAGACAAAGATTATATTATAATAAAGAGAGATTCACGTGATCAAAATGCTTGGTCAAGGTATAACAGATGGTTTCACAAATCTGTAATTGAAGAGACATCGAGAGTGAGTGGGTATACACCAGTATTAAATGAAGACGATAGGGCAAAAAGACCAATTATAGAATTTGATTCTGGACTAGAACTTTACAATCACGGAAAAGTTGCTAAAAAATCTATAACACTGTATGACACAGTAACAACAGATGCATTTTCAACAGTGGTTAAACAATCAGGTTACATCATTGACGGGTTGGCAGTAGTAGACGGCATGAGAATCGTTTTTGCTAACGACACAGATCCTTTAGTAAACGGAGTAATTTATGATGTTGCATTTGTTACAGCAGGAGACTCAACACAGGTTATAGCACTAACAAAAGCAACTGACGGAACACCTACAGCTGATGATTCGATTTTTGTAGAGTACGGAACAGCACACCAAGGAAAAACTTTATATTACAACACCACTACAAAACGTTGGGCAGAAGCACAACAAAAAACAACACTGAACCAACCACCGTTGTTTAATTTATTTGATGAAACATTGACATCATTAGATGATACTGTAAAATATCCAAGTTCAACATTCGCAGGAGCAAAAGTTTTTAGTTTTGCAACAAGCGACTCTGCTGTTACAGACACAGTGCTTGGAATGAAAGTCAAATACAGCACCATTAATAATGTAGGTAATATAGTATTTGATTCAGATTATACATCGGACTCTTTTACATACAAAATAGATAATGATTCGATTTCTAAAAGATTAGCGTCAGGACACTTACACTATACTAATTTAACAAGCAAACAAAATTATTTAGGACCATATGTTAAAAGAACAAGCCAAAGCAAACAGAGAGTAATTAGAACATTTACAGTAGACTCAACAGAAACACAACTATTTCCGATTGATTTTTATAAAAATTCTTCTTCGCTTACAGATTTAGAAATATCAGTAGCAGTTAACGGTGTAAGAAAAACAATTACAACAGACTACACACTAGCTAACGGAACAACCAACAGATACGTTAAATTTAATAAAAAATTAAAAGTAGATGATCAGATAAGAATAGCAGGGTATAGTTCTGCTAATAAAATTATAGACAAAGGCATATACGAAGTGCCAGATAGTTTGTCTACAAACTGTGAGAATGAGTCGCTGGGTACATTTACCTATGGACAAATAATGAATCATGTCCAAGATATATTTGATAAAAATCAAGACATAACAGGACAAATACCAGGAACATCTAATTTACGAGATAAGCCTGATGCAAGATTAACAGGTGGAACAATACTTCAACACGAAGGATCATTGTTGCCAGCAGTGTTTGGACTGATAGATCAAGAGTCAAATCTTATTTCTGCAATTGACTACGCAACTTTAGAATATGAAAAATGGTATAGTGCATTTTTAACACACTCAATAGGCACAGCATACGAAGGTGTTGCTAGAGACAGAGTCGACGAAATAATTGCTTCTATAACACAAGGAAGAACAAGTTCTTTCCCATTTTATTATGAGGATATGGTGGGTTGGGGAAATAATGTTTCAACTAGAACACACACAGTTGCAGGTGCATCACAAACCGAATACGCAATAGATTCACAATTTGATATAACAGCATTGAGCAACAGAGCAGTGTACATTTACCTAAACGATGAACTTTTAATATTAGGTGCTGATTATACATTCAGCAAAGTTGATGATAGTATTGATGTAACACGGACTCTTGCTGAAGGTGATAAAATTGTAATAAAAGATTACTCAGATACCAAAGGCAGTTACTTGCCACCATCACCATCTAAACTTGGAATGTATCCAACGTATAAACCAGAAATAATCTCAGACGACACGTACATAACAACAACGTCGATGATTAGAAGACACGATGGGTCATTCATAAAAGCATACGGTGATGAAAGAGATGATTTAATAATAGAGTTAGAAAGAAGAATCTACAATAATATTAAAACATCATATGATTCTTCAATGATAAAACTTGACGATGTGATGCCAAGCATCTTTACTGCAACAGATTACACACTTAATGAAATTAACGATGTAATGTCAACAGATTTTCATATTTGGGCAGGTCGTAACAATGTACAGTACATAAACAACACAACATTCTCCGAAGGTTCACCTTTTACATACAACTATGCAAACAGCACAGATAGAATTAAAAAAGAAAAATTGCCAGGATACTGGAGAGGAATATACAACTACTTCTATGACACAGATGCACCGCATGTAAGACCGTGGGAGATGTTAGGACATTCTGAAAAACCTAGCACGTGGGACGCAACATATGGCACTGCGCCATACACAGCTGGTAATGATGTATTATGGACGGCTATTGCAACAAAATCAGGCAGATACGGTAAGCCAGACATAAAAAATTATTTGCCGGTTGATGCATCGGGAAATTTATTAGATCCTATTGCGGCTGGACTAATAGATGTTTTAGCAATTCCAGGAAGAAGAGCTGGGTGGAAAGTAGGAGATCAATCACCTGCAGAAACGGCTTGGAGAAAATCACCAGCATATCCGTTTACAGTAATAAAAACATTAGCATTAACACAACCAGGCAGATTCTTTTCTAATATGTTTGATCCGTCTAGACAAACAACAAATATTGGTGGCAACCAGATAGACAAAGAAACTAAAGTTAGAAGAATATTTAAAACTGCAAAATATCATTTGCAAACATCGACAAACAATGCAAGTGGAGTAACAACAACATACCTAACAGCAGGTTATCAACCACTAGTGGTAAACTATCTAATATCAAAAAATATCAACACAGATACGTTCTACTACAAAAAAATGACAAATCTTAAAACACAACTAGCATACAAACTAGGTGGGTTTACAGATAAAGACAATTTAAAAATATTAACAGACTCGGTATCTCCAGGATCAGCATCTGGATCTAAATTTATTCCAGATGAGAACTACAAGATATTATTTAGAACATCAAACCCAGTACACTCTTTTAATTACTCTGGTGTGCTTATAGAAAAGAACACAGAAGTTTCTCGAGACGGATCAACAATACTAGGAGGGTTTAGAGTTTTAGGATACTCAACATCTAAACCATATTTCAAATTTAATTACCCTGTTAAAACTTCTATTGGAAACAAATTATCAGTGGAAGGTTCACAAGAAGTAGTAAGTTATAACGATTACAAAGAAACTGTACAAACAATACCATATGGATATGTGTTTGACACTGTGCAAGAAATTGCAGACTTTTTACTTGGTTACGGAACTTATTTAGAACAACAAGGATTTAAATTTAACAAATATTCAAATGAGATTAAAGAAACACTAAATTGGCAAAACGCAGTACGAGAGTTTTTATTCTGGACAACTCAAGAATGGGCACCAGGTTCAGCAATCACTGTTTCACCTGCCGCACAAGGATTTGAGATAGACACAGAAAATTCAATAGTAGGCAAACTACAAAATTTAGCCGGAGACTATTCATTGCTAGACGCAGGCGGAAGAAAAATTCCTATAAGACAAGTATCTACAAAAAGAATAGGCAAAACATTTGACTTAGAAATAAAAGATGAAAATACTGGCTTGTATAACATAGTGTTAAGCACTGTACAAAAAGAACATGTTCTTTTATTTGATAATAAAACTGTGTTCGCAGATATTATTCATGAGCCTACAACAGGATTTAGACAAGCAAGGTTAAAAGTAGTAGGATGGAAAACAGCAGGATGGAACGGAGATTATTATGCTCCGGGCTTTATGTTTGATTCTGCACAGGTAACATATTGGACTGCAAACACAGATTATAAAATAGGCGACAGTATAGAGTACCAAGGTAAATTTTATGTGGCAAAAGTAAATCACGGATCGAGCTCATCGTTTGACACTGCAAACTGGGTATTAAAATCTCAAAAACCAGCACCACAACTAATTCCAAACTTTGATTACAAGATATCACAGTTCAATGATTTCTATGATTTAGAATCAAACAACTTTGACGAGTCGCAACAGAAACTAGCACAAAAACTAATAGGCTATCAATCAAGAGACTACTTGGACAACCTATTTGTTAATGATATTTCACAATACAAATTTTATCAAGGATATATCAGAGAAAAAGGAACACAAAACGCAATAGATAGATTGTTAAAAGCCAAATACGAAGGACAGGACATTTCACTTGATCTATATCCAGAGTGGATGTTAAAGACAGGAAATTTCGGAAATGTAGATTCGATTGAAAATATACAAATTCGCTTATTAGATGATGTAGTAACAGCAAATCCTAACAGTTTTGAATTGTTTGATACGTCAAACGAAACAGTAGAGTACGCAAGATCAGATGCAGTAGCAAAAGATAACATGTATTACAAACCAGTAGACTACACAGCTTCAACAACTTTTAGCAGATTAGATTATTCTAAAGAAGGCACTAGTAGAGACCATGCACAGGTTTATAAAACTGCAGGGTATCCTCAACTATCACAAGTACATCATACAGCATTCGATGTAATTGATTTACTAAAACTTGATATGGAAGCAGTTGAACCAGGACAATTAATATGGGTAGCAAACAAGTTAAACAATGATTGGGACGTGTTTAGGTTGACTAATCAACCATATAAAATATCTCAACTTAAAAGAATTAACGAAGCTACACAGCTAGAAATAACTTTTTCAGAACCTCATGGATTATCGGCAGGCACAACAACAAGCCGAGCAGACTATTTCGGTATAACAAATGCTAAAACTGAAAACTTAAACGGTGTGTATGAAGTATTTTCTGTGTTAGATCATAAAACTATTGTAATAGACTTTGCATTGAATACGCCGTTCTCAGAAAGTGTTTCAGACAACTCAACAGCAGACTCGTATGGAAATGTTTACAAGTTTATTTCAGTAAGATTACCATCTATTGACAATGTAAATGATATATTAAAATATAGCGACTATCAAGACAGAAATTCAGCAGTAGGATATACAGGTGATAGAGTTTTTACTGATGCTGACAGTTCAGGATTATGGCGTGTGTATGAAAAACAAGATCCGTACACAACATCAATTCAATTGTCTCCGGATACTTTAACAGCAGATCAACATTTTGGACAGCAGATTGTTGCTAGAAATGATGGTCGGACAGTAGTTGTATCATCACCAGGAAAAGCACAAGGAACTGTTAACTTCTTATTTAGAAGAGAAGCAACAGCCGGATCAACATTTGAAACACAGTCTACACTAACAACAACAGCAGGTAGTGATGTCACCACTAAATTAGGTGAATCATTATCGATGAGTACAGATGAAAACTTTGTTGTAGCCGGTGGCCCATATGCAAACTCATTAGGATCAGATGGTAGCACAGTATTTGCAGATGCAGGTCTAATTAAAATATTCCTTTGGAATCCAAGCACATTTAAGTATGGAACATTAACAACACTACTACCACCAACAGATGCGGCATCGCAGAATTTTGGGTGGGCACATAAAATTACGGAGTCGGGAGTCGACTCAGTTAGAAGCACAACACAAAAATATCTTTTTGTATCGGCACCAGGACACAGCACCAACAAAGGTAGAGTGTATGTGTACACTTGGGGAGTGGGAGCAGACGGTTCAACATACGATAGATGGACAAAAGATTACACACTAGAAGCACCAGCTGGCGGTAGCGGACAAAGATTTGGACATAGACTACAAGCTAACGATAACGGTGATGTACTAGCAGTTAGTTCATTAGCACCAGGTAATGCAGGCAAGGTAGAAATATTTGTAAGATCAGGATCAGACGGAAGTTCAGCAAATACATTTACACTTGCACAAACACTTACAGGTGTAACAGCAGATGGATCAACGGCAAACACTGCATTTGGTGACGCACTTGCAATGAGCAAAGATGGAAATACTTTAATAATAAGTGCACCTGGAGTTGATAAATCAGATCAAGCAGATGCTGGAGCAATATACTATTACAAATGGAATGCAGACGGGTCGACAAACACTTACACTTTACAGCAAACAATTAATGCACCGGATTTACAAGTTAACATGAAGTTTGGAACTACACTTGCAATAAATCCAGCAGGAACTCGAGTAGTAATAGGTGCCGAAAGTTTTGCAAGTCCACGACAAATGAATTTTGATATAGGCGGCACAACTTTTGATTTACAAGATACATCATTTATTGATTCTAACATACAGTCAGGTGGAGCATACACAGCCACTATGTATAATACAAAATTCATAGTTGATGATAGGTTAATGACTGATAACGTTACAGCAATGGATGATTTTGGCAGAGGCGTTTGTGCAATAGACAATGCAGTGTTTGTAGGAGCACCACAAGATGATGGAAATGTAACATCAGACGGAAGCACTAGAATTACAAATGATGGAACAGTTACCGTTTTTGATCTAACAGAAAACAACAAGTATGCATGGAAAGACATAGTAACTGAGGAAGCATTAATTGATATAAGCAAAGTGGGACAAGTATTTGAATTTGATAATAGATCAAAAGAAATCAGAGATCATTATGACTTGTATGATCCTATAAAAGGAAGAATACTAGGAATTGCAGACAGAGAAATTAATATCAAAACAACATGGGATCCTGCAATATATAATACAGGCGATAATGCCAATACAAAAACTCCATGGGGTGAAGAACATATTGGTGAAGTTTGGTGGGACTTATCTAAAGTGAAATGGATTTGGTACGAACAAGGATCACAAGAATACAAAGTTAATAATTGGGGTAAAACATTTCCTGGATCAAGTATAGACATTTATGAGTGGACAGAGTCTATTTTAACACCGACTGAATACAACATTCAATCTAACACATTAAGCGGCGGAACAGTGTTGGATGAAAGCAAATACACAGTACAACAACGATATAATTCAACACTAGATACGTTTGTTAATTACTACTACTATTGGGTAAAAGATGTAACAACTATACCAGCAAACAGTGTGGTTAAACGAAATAATTCTATATCATTTACAGCAAATCTAATTAGAGATCCAAAAAACTTTGGCCTAAAATATTATTCAATTACAGACACAAACAAATTTGTTCTTAACAATGTGTCTAATTTAACAAACGGTGATATAATTTTAAGTGTTGATATTAGATCAAACACATTTGAAGGTGATTCTCACTCTGTGTGGAAATTAGCAAGAGAAGGTGACCCAGATTATAGACCAAGTACACAAATAGAAGGACATTGGTGGGATTCACTAATAGGTCAAAACACAGCAGGAGACAAAGTGCCTGATCTTGATCTTCCACTAAACCAAAGATACGGAAACAATATACGTCCAAGACAAGGTTGGTATGTAAACAGATTTGAGGCACTAAAGGAAATTATTGATTATGCAAACACAGTGCTTAAAAAATATCAACTAGTTGGACAAATTAATTTAATAAATCTAGATTCAAAAGAACCAGAGCCAACTGCACAAAGTTTAGAGTGGGACGCAACTGTTGACACTTATGCAGAACTTACATATGTTAATACAGCAGATCTATCAGGGACTGTGAGATATTTGGTCCATGCAGATGAAACATCAAATAACTTTTGGGCAATATACACATGGGACGGAACAGTTTGGTCAAGAACTAAATTACAAACTTATAATACATCAAACTATTGGAGTTACACAGATTGGTATGGAACAGATCCTGCTATACACGAAATGGTTCACAGCGAAAATACTCCTATTGATAATCAAGTAACATATGAATATGAACTAGACGGATTAGATATTGTTCCTGGCAAACATGTTAAGGTTACAAATGCAGATACAGGTGGTTGGAAATTGTTTATGAAGACAATCACAGGTTGGATAAATGTAGGAACAGAAAACGGCACAGTTAGATTGTCAACAAAATTATACGATTACACTCAAGACGCTACAGGTTTTGCTGGCGAAGACACATTTGATGAAAACTTCTTTGACCAAGAACCAGCAAACGAAACAAGAATGATACTTACAGCATTGAGAGATGATCTGTTTATTGGCGATCTTGCAAAAGAATACAACACATTGTTCTTTACAGGATTGAGGAAAGTATTAGCAGAACAAACTTATGTGGACTGGGTGTTCAAAACATCTTTCATAAATGTTAAAAATTCTGTTAGAGAATTAGATCAACGAAAGAGTTATGAAACAGGTACAGACGGTTGGATTGAAAGTTACATAAACGAAGTAAAACCATTCAATACAAAATTAAGAGAATATAAATTAGGTTATACGGGAAATGATATACAAGACGGAATATTTACAGATTTTGATAATCCACCGTTGTATGATACAACAACCAAAAAAATTAGACCACTAGATGTCAATATAGATACAGCAAAATTAAATGAATACCCATATCAGATGTGGAACGACTACCACAAAAAATATGTTGCTTCAATAATAGTAACAAAAGCTGGATCGGGGTATGAAGTTGCTCCTGAAGTCACTGTATTAGGCGGAACGGTGGGCAGTACAGGACCATTCCAATTGCAAGGAACTAGCAACAGTGGTGCAACATCAGGCAGTTATGGATATTACTATCCAATGTTTACAAGTGAAGCCCAAGCAAAAATTTATGATTCACAAAACAGCGGAAGTGGTGCTGTACACAGTCATACGTTTGATGACTTTACAGGCACGTTCTATATGCCTACTGGATCAACGAATCATGCACAGACAACTAAATCAAACACATTTAAAATGTATGTTGCTCCTAACACAACACCAGCAAAAGCAACAGCAATAATTCAAGGCGGAAAAGTTACAAAAATAATACTGTCAGACACAGGTGCAAATTACACAACAACACCAACAGTAGCATTAACAGGCGGACTGAAAGCTGGAGGAACACCGACTGACACAGCTAAAGCATATGCAAATCTAAATAATGATCTTGTTAGAGATTTTGACACAACAATTAAATTTGATAGGGTATCAAGCACATCTAGAGTTAAAGATTGGAAAGCATCTACATACTTTGCATATGGAGATTTAATTAGATACAACAATCAACTGTACAAAGCAACAAGCGCCTTTACAGCAACTACAAAGTTTGACGATAATATTGGCAATGTATATAAAGTGTACGGTAACGAAACAGGACTAACAGCCGCAGACAGAACAAAAGGATTTTACACACCAGGCGCAGGCATGCCAGGCAACGAATTGTCACAAGTAATGACAGGTGTTGATTACGGTGGCACAATGGTTACAGGATTATTATTCTCACAAGAAGCAGGGTGGGACAAAGCAGGTTGGTATGATTTCCCATTTGATAATTATGGTGTATCTAGAGTAAAAGCATTTACGGCAGACGGTTCAACCACTGCTTATACTTTTGCTACTGCACCTGCAACAACAGAAGTATATCAAGTTTATATAACACACGGAGATAGCACAAGAAGAAAACTTTCAGATGTAATCAGAGGTGACGGTAATACAGTTACTTTTAATATTAGTGAAACAGCAGGTTCAAATGCATTGGTAGAGTTTATACCATTTGATGATGATCAAGTATTAACACCGACTGATGATAGAACATTAGACTCGATTGTTAAAGGTGGATTATTTACATCAGCACTTGGTCATGCACCAAGTGATATTTTATTAGAAGGTGATGATTTTATATCACCAGATACAAGTTACGCACCGGAAGAAACTGTTCCAGGACAAATGTTTGACACAGTGGACATTAAAGTTTACACGTCTCCAGAATCTGGAGTACCATTTATAAGTGAAAACAATTATATAGGTGATGGAACGACAACAACGTTTGCAATTGGAGATTATCCAGGAACACTTGGATCAGTGACTGTAAGTGTTGATGGTGTGGTTAAAAAACTTACAACTGACTATACAGTAAACATAACAAACAAAACAATTACATTTGGATCAGCACCAGCAGATTTAAGCAAAGTATCTACGAAAATGTTTGCAATCAGTGGAGAGAATTACAGAGTATTGGATCAATACACAGGGGATGGAAGCACAGTAACATACACAACTTCGACTAGTGATGATTTCTCATTTGATTCAACAGCATCTGAAATTTACATCACAATAGACGGTGTACCTACAACTGCTTTTACAACAAGCAGTGTTAGAAAAAGATTAGAAGTAACATTTAGTTCTGCTCCGGCGGCAGACGCATTCATACAAGTTGCAGGATTTGCCAAAACAGCAACCAGCACACGAAGTTATGCAAGTGTTAGAAATCAAGAAGTAACATATGCCAGTGGAACAAATAGGTACACATTAACATATCCGTCAGGATCAATTGGACCATTCTCAGGTTTAACGACAATTGAAGTTAACGGTAGAGTGTTAAGAGGACCGGACAACACTTACTATGTTGGTGACGGAAGCACATACACTTACGGGGTAGTATCAGGTCTAGGTGATGACTCAACCGTTGATCCTGCAAAAAATATTACAAATGCAAACCAAGTTCAGGTGTTTGTGAATGGTGTACAAAAATTACTCAACACAGACTACACAGTGGACATAGGAAATCAAAATGTTGACTTTGTTACAAGTCCAACATCGACAGACGTAATTTGTATTTCAACACTAGTTGACAATCATTACTATAACGAAGGTACAGATATCATATTAATTCCAAGTGCTATAACATCGCCATACTCGATCAGCAACGGTGATAAACTTTCAGTTACAACATTTAACAATGCACTTGGCATGAAACACAGAAGAGAAGTATTAGAGGGTAGAACAAACGGCATATTCAAATTGAGATTTGATCCACTAAATTCTACATACACTTATGTTTGGTTAAACGGAGAACAGCTAATACAAAACAGTGATTACACATTAAGTGGCAACACAGTAACAGTTTTTGGCAAAACAATAACATCATCGGACAGATTGGATATTATGTATTTTGCTTTAGAATCAGCGACAGGAGCCACAGGATTTAGAATTTTCAAAGATATGTTGAATAGAACATTCTACAAACGTATCAATAAAAATGCAACAACAGAATTAACACAAGATTTAATTGATGGATCTAGAACTATCACAGTAAAAGACGGAAGTATAATGCCTACACCAGATATATCAACCAATCAACCAGGTGTAATCTTTATAGACAAAGAAAGAATAGAATATTTTACCAAGACAACTAACGTATTAGGACAAATTAAACGTGGAACTCTTGGAACAGGAATTAAGGTACATGGATCAGGCGCCGAAGTGGTAGATGCGTCAGGTACTCAAACCATACCTTATGCGGACACAGTACACACCAACACCTTCACAGGTGACGGCAGTACAACAGTGTTTGCACTATCACAAACCCCAGCCTCTGCTAGTGAGTTAGACATATTCATTGGTGGCCAACGATTGTTGCTTACTAGCGAGGATGGATCAACTATTAACTATTCTGTGTCAGGATCTGCGGTGACTTTAAGCACTGTGCCAGCATCGGGAACACAGGTTAAAATCTTACACAAGAGAGGACAGGTATGGTACACGGCATTAGATGGTA